AATTAAATATAGTATTGTAATCTCTATTTTTTATTTCTTCTCTTTCTGCACCTTTAAATACATACTTACCAATTAATCTTTGTGCTACGTTGCCTGACACTGAACCATAACCTAGTTTAAAGTTTTTCTTGTCAGCTCTTCTACGTTTCTGATCTCTAACAAAGTAATCCACAATCCACATACCAATAGGTTTCATCTTGCTTAACTGCGTAAAGCTAAAGTGATCTTGACCTAGACCGCCATTTGTTTTTTCGTATAGTTTTTTTAAATCCATTGTTTTCTTTCTATATATACCTAGTTTTCCACTATGTCTATACCTAAATAACCCTTGATTGTGCATAACTTTTTTGGTAATAGAACCTATCAACAGAAAGGATTTATGAAACTAAAAGACTACATGAAAAAGAATAAGCTCAGTTGTTCAGAGATGGCTAGGCAATGTGGCATACATAATATCAATCCAGCAACAAATGTATGGCGTTATTCTTGGGGTCAAAGAATACCTCGTAAAGAAGAGATGAAGAAGATTTACTTTGGCACAAAAAAACAGGTACAACCCAATGACTTCTATGACTTTGTTGAATAAAGATAAAAGAGTAAAAGTTTTATGGATTGATATTGTATCTAATCCTGAATGGGTCGATAGCGAAAAGGTTAAAAAGCAAAGCTATTCTAAATGTGAAAGCATTGGTTATCTTTTACACAAAGATAAGGAGAAAGTTATTATTTATCCTTGTCATTCTTTTGATGAAGATGGTGAGATGGAAATAGGAAACTATACAATCTTTCCAAGATGTGTCGTAAAAAAGATTGAGGTAATAAAATGAGGATAATTACTATCTTATTTGTGGCAGTGATGCTTACCCAATGTAGTGCTATGGAGAAGAAAGTAGACAAATGGTATTGGGATCCAGTTAAAGGTATGTTTAGAATAACTTTTGGTCAGATAAAATAATGACTTACGAAGGTATATTTGATGACGTAAAATTACACGATGAGATCAAAAAACTAAAGCAACTCATCAAAGAAAAAAACAGCTACATAAGATTACAAGATAAAGAAATAGATACATTAAAAGGACAAATTGATTTGAGAGATTTAGAGATTGAGATGTTAAAGAAAAAATGAATTATAACCCACTACCAATTTTCTGCACTATTAAACCTAGTTCTATTAATGGTCTAGGTTTGTTTGCTACAAAAGAAATAAAAAAAGATACTGAGCTAGGTATCTCACACATTGAGGTTGATGATATACTTTATCGTACACCTCTAGGTGGTTTTATAAATCATTCTGAACAATCTAATTGTGTAAGAGTAAAGGTCAATAATAAATGGTATTTAAAAACAACGAAAGATATTATGAATGATGAAGAATTAACACTAACTTATAGTTTATATAAACCTAATGGCTAGATGGACTTATGCTTTCAGCAATGGATTGTATAACGATTGGCATAGACAATATGAAGGTATAGCTATGATAGATGTAGATAGTATTGAGTGCTGTCCTGATTGCTATGAACCTCTTGCTATCCTTGAGACTTGCTACGATCGGGGTCAGAAATACAAAGCTACAACGCTAGTAAAGACCCTCTCAGACCGCCTTAGAGTACCTGGTTTTTTAGTTTTCTATAAGAAGGTAGGTCAGGGTAGCTTAGCTTTCAGGATCAAGCGTCTCCATGTCTCTAATAGCGATTATGAGTATATGAATGAGGATGAATGGGTGCGTGAACTATACCAATTACAAGAGGATCATAAGGACTGTTGTAAATATGCAACACCCCACAACATATAGTTATGGATCGAAAATACACACCACATATACGCATACCCTTTTCCATCTTTGCCAATCCTAAATATAAACAAATTCCTGACACATTTAAGCCACATTGTTTATTGCTGCTGATGTGCTTACTGAAGTTTGTTAATAATAAGACAGGCAAGTGCTATCCAAGACGTGAGACGATAGGTGAAATGTCAGGGTTATCTTATAGCACCATATATAGAGCTACAATTCATTTAAAAAACGCCAAGATTATACAGATTAAGAGATTTCCTTCAACACTTTTATACACAATAGACCCTGATTTTATTTATGGTGTTCGGTCTAATAGAACTGTGAGTGGTCTGTCTGACCGATCTGATATGTCTGCTAGACAGGTATTAATAGAACATAACACTAAAGAACTATCTTTTATAACTAAGATAGTGAAGAGAGTAGTAGAAGATGGAGGGGATCAATCTAAAATAATTAGTACACTAGCTACCCTACCTGCCGATACTTTAAGAAAAGCTATTAAAGAGAAAGACAATATATTCTATGCGAAGTTGGCATTAGAAGAAAATTTAAGAATGAATACGAAGCTCGTAGATATACCTATAGGTATTGTTGATAAGGTAAGAAAGAAAACTAATTACTTCTATAAAAAGAAAGTCCACGAAAACAAGGAAAAACATGGTAGGGAAACCAAGACAAAAAGTTTTCTGTCAAGGTATGACAAGAGCAAGTCAAAGGATAGATAAACCTCGTCAATGTAGAATGAAGGGTTATCCTCTTGCTAATGGTACGTATAAGTGTAAATATCATGGCTACCAAAATGTTTTAGGTTTTAAGAATACAAATTATACAGATGACACAAGAATCAAACAACTCTCCAAGCTCTACCAATTCAGAGACAAAACCCATGAAGAAGTCAGCAGCTACTACTACAAAGAAGTCAAGCCAAGAATTACAAATCAAGAACGATCTAAGTATTATAGAAAGCAATCTTATCGAAGGTTTAACTCTAACAGAAATACTAAAGGACAAGAAGCTCAACCCCTCACGTATCAGCTTGATGAAGTTTTACGCTATCTTAAAAAAAAATCCCGACTTAAATAGTAGGGTATCAGAAGCTAGGAAGATTGGTATTCAGACTTTGATTGATAAGTTGCTGCAAGTCTTTAATCATCAAGAAGTAGAAAACCCAAACCAAATCTTATGGATCAGAGAAAAAACTAGGTTCATTCAGTATCTTGCTGGTAAGCTCACAGATTTATATTCAGATAACAAACCTATCAAACAGAATATAGATCAACGTATGACTATAACATGGGAAGATACCCCTGATCTTATTGATGTAAGTACAGCCGAAACTGTACTTACACCACCAAAGGAATAGTTAAACTTTGAAACTATTTAATTTAATTTTCTTTTTATAATCACCTGAAGTCATTTCAGCTTTATCAAGATCAAGATTAATTTGTATATTTAAACCATTTAACCCTGCGTCTCTTGTTGGATATTCAGCATTCATATCTATGGGTATGTCAAAACCACATTTTTTTTTATCACTGTGCATATAAAAAAAAGTGTCATCACTCCATAAGATATGATTTAATATATCAACCTTATCTTCCAATGTAGATTTCTTTAAAAAATCTATTACTCTTTTGTTCATCGTTCCCCTTTGTTTGTTTGTTTTTATAATGAGTATATATAACACCTTGCACACTCAATATATTTAGTATTGTTAGCTTAGCTAACTCCTCTAAATTATCTTTACCACTTGCTATCAAAGTATTTTGATAAGTGTCTTTGTAATTTTTCATCGTCTTTTCTTTTTTTATCTTTGTACCATTGCCAACCCATGACAACAACAAAAGTAATTATAATTAATATTAATTGCTTTTCACTTGACATATTTTAACCTATTAAATTTATGTTTAATAAATTCTTTTAACTCTTTAAAAGTTTGTTCAATATCTGATTTACTAAACGTGCTTTGATCGTAATCAGCTTTTAAAACACGCATTTGAAAATCAGTATAAAACATAACTTCTTTTTTTAATTGTTTTATCTGCTTCTCGCTACTCATCTGACACCTCACTTCCACCACCTAAGCAGTATGTACATTCAACTCTTGAATGAACATCATCATAGGTAGATGATAAATTATAATATCCTTTACCCTCACACCATTCGCAGATTAATTGTTTATTGCTACTCATTTTAATTCTCCCTGTTTATTATCAACATAAAACTGTATTTCATCATATATAACAGTATTACAATAATCAGATAAATCTAAACTATTTAATGTTATTGTTTCACCATTAGGGTCTGTAAGGTTTATTCTTACACTTTCCCATTCCCATTTATTATTTTTCTTCTCGCTACTCATTTATCCCCCTTTATTGTGTTTAGCTCTCGTTGTTCTTTAGCTGCCTTATCAGATTGTTCTTCAACAAGATCCATACTTGATTTGATACCTGATAAATTCTTTTCATTAATAAACTTTATAACCTTATCCGAGAGAATTGTACTATCTCTAAATGGATTAAGAGCTGACCAATTATCTTGAGGATCGTTGTTGGATAAATCAACTCCACCTTGATTAAACGTCTTACATTTTTTATCGTTCATATAGTCAATGAACCATTGAGATAGTTTATTTGTCATTTT